ATAATATTTTATTAACTGATATGTTGGATAAAAATAAAAGAGTGGATATTAGTAGATTTATTTAGGGGGTATATATGGAATTTAGAAATAGAGAGATTATAGAAAATAACTTTGTGTTTTGCTTGTGGTCTAAACCAAAGATATATGGGAAATACATTAAAAGGATTAATTCTTTAGATAAATTTTTAGAAACAGATAGTGCTAAATTTTTCTATACAATAGGTTGTAAATTAATAGAAAAAGGTATGACATCATTTGACCAAGCAACTGTATTGAGTTATATAGATAGTAATGAAATCATTAAATCTACATTTCTTGGATATGGTGGATATGATACATTTAAGACAGTTGCAAGTAATTTAGACCCAAATAATGTAGATGGATTTTATGGAGAGATAATTAAAATGAATATTATCAATGACCTTGAAGCTAAAGGATTTGATATTAAAAGTAATTATCAAAAGATAAGTCAAATGTCGGCAGATGAGATTAGAGCATATTTTAGTTATCAATTAAATAATACATTTATAAAGAGTGGAAGTGAAACTAGAATAGAAGACTTTACTATAACAGAAGAAGATTTTGAATTGTTTGATAGTGGAACTCAAATGGGATTAAGCATTGCTTCAACAGCTCCATTATTAAACTATGAGATACTTGGATTAAATAGGGGATTAAGTTTAATTGGTGGACACGTCAATCAAGGTAAAGCACAACCATTAACAAGTAAAGTATTAACTCCAACTGGATATAAAGAATTAGGAGAAGTGCGTGTTGGAGAAGTTATATTAGGATATACAAATCAAAATATTCCATATATAAAACAAAAGATAACTGGTATATTTCCACAAGGTAAAAAGAAATTATATAAACTAATATTCAGTGATGGTAGTACGGTTGAATGCAATGATGAACATATTTGGACTTTATTAAATAAACAAGGTAAAAGAGAAACACATACTTTAAAAGAGTTTATGGAAATGATGGATAAAGGACAAAATTTTTATATGTTAGAAAGAAAAACATATGAGCCACCAGAAAACAGAGTATTGAGATGTCCTTATGATTTATATGCAATAGGATATATGTTTGGGAATAGATGTAATGTATGGAGTGGATATTTAGAGTTTACAAACTCACAAACACATAGTAAATTTATGACATCTATGGATTTAGGAGTTGGAGAAAATCCTACATTAACTGCAACAACAAATGAACAAGTTGAATGGAATGAATTATATAGGGTAAGATTTTCAAAGGAATTAACTGATTGGGTTAAAGGTAAATTAGGGAATAAGATATTTGAAACAAAAACATTTATAAATACAAGAACAGATAAAAAATATGTTGCATTTGGAGAACAAATGTTATGGCAAACGAATAGAAAAGATAGAGAAAAACTATTGACTGGTTGGTTAGATAGCACATCTGATATGAATGAACTTGGCGACCACTATAAAGTATCAACACAAAATATACCTATGTTAGATATGATGGTTGATATAGGAAGAAGTTTAGGTTGGAGAGTTGATAGAAATAGTTATAATATAGCTTATTTTAGAAAGAACTCAAATAGGAAAATTAGATTAGTTGATGTTATAGATATGAATACCGAAGTTGATATGGTATGTATTAAAGTGTCAAATGAAGACGAATTGTATATAACAGATAACTTTATACCTACTCATAATACATCTTTCTCATTTGCAGTAATAATGAAAGCTTGGTTAAATGCTGGAATTAAATCTTGCATTATATCAAACGAACAAACTATAAATGAATTTAAACAATTAATGATAGCACAAGTATCATATGAATTATTTGGTGAAGATGGATTAGATAGAAGAAGATTAAAAGTAGGACATTTTAGCAATAAAGAAGAAGCTATGTTTAGGGAAATAATGGAAGTCATTAATAAACAATATGTTCCTTATATTAAATTTGCTAAGATATTCAATTATTCAATAGAAGATGTACAGATGATAATTGAAACATTAGCCGCACAAGGTTATGGTGGATTTATATATGATGTATTTAAGGCAGAAGATAGTGCAAGTGGAAGTGTTATTGGTGAAATGAAAGAGATGTCAAAAGAATTATTTATGTTAGCAGATAGAACAGATAGTTCAATTATAGCTACAGTTCAATTAGGATTAAGTGATTTGAATACAAGATTTTTGGCATTAGATAATATATCTACATCAAAACATATTAGTGAGCCAGCAACAGAAGTATTATTAATTCGTGGTATGTGGGATGATGAAATAACTGGTGGTAAACACGATATTAAGATAGAAACACCTACATTTGATAATCACGGAAATCCATTAAAGGATAAACAAGGTAAACCTATTATGAAACAAGTTCAAGTAGTTGGACAAGATTATAAGAAAATTAAAATTGTATTTTTGGCAAAAACTAGAAATACTGGACAAGGAATAGCATTGGCATATAAGTTTAATGGTGGTTTTAATCAGTGGCAAGAATTGGGATATTGTTATCCAAGTCACGAAAATAGGGGGAAAAAATAGTGAAGTTTAAGAATATACAATTTACAGAAGATACTATATTTAAGTTATTGGAAGCATTGGGTTTTACAAATATAACTAATCACGAAAAAGAGTTTAAGTTTTCTTGGTATGATGGTGCTTCACCTAATGGAAGTTGTTTATTCAAAGATACACTTGTTTTTAAATATTGGAGTAAGGGATTAGATGGAGATATAATAGAATTGGTAAGACATAAATTACAATGTGGATATAGAGAAGCATTTAAGTTTATTGAAGAATTTAGTAATCAAAAATTAATATACCAAAGAGAAATGACTTCATCTATATTCCAATCCTATTTAGATATGTTAAGGCAAGGACAAAATGAAGACCATTATGAAGTCTATGATGAAAGAATTTTACTTGATTATAAGAAAACTATATCTCAATTATTCCTTAAAGATGGAGTTAGTACATTAATACAATATAGATATGGATTGATATATGATGAAGAAACAAGTAGAATAGGAATACCAATAAGAGATTATGATGGTAATTTAGTCGGTTTATTGGGTAGATTTAACTATAAAAAGGTTAATAATAATATACCAAAATATTTACCGATTATTAATTATAAAAGAAGTTTATTCCTTTTTGGTTTAGGTGAGAATAAGAAATTTATGCAAGATAAAATATATATAGTTGAAAGTGAGAAAAGTGTTCTTCAAGCAAATTCTATGGGATTTTTCAATGTTGTAGCATTAGGTACGTGTAATATATCAAAACAACAAAAGAAATTATTGGAACAAGTTAATCCAGATGAAGTTATATTATTGTTAGATGAAGGATTGCCAGATGATATGTATGAAAAGATAGCAAAAAGATTAATTAGTTTAAATCCAATAGTCAAATATAAAATTAAATATATTAATGCTAATGATTGTAATTTAGGTAGTAAGAATTGTATATTTGATGAAAGCATAGACAAGGTAAACTATATATTAAATAATAAATTAATTGAAGTGATGGGGGTATAATAGATGATAGATACAATTCAAAAGGTTACTGAATTAAAAGAACAAGGAATTGAAGTATATTCGTATTCAAGGCTATCTAGTTTATATAATTGTTTATATGAATATAAATTAGGTTATATAGATAAACATAAAGGTATGGATAATATATGGACTAAACTTGGAACATTAATTCACGAGTGTGTTGAGATGATTTATAATGGAGAATTAGATGAGAGTGAGTTTGAGTCTAAGTATTTATTAGGATATCAAGAAATAATTAATCAAGGATATAAATTCCCAACAGAAGTTATTGAAGAAAATATGCAAAGAAATATTCAACATTATATATATACTTTTAAAAAAGATGATGTAAAGACTGAGAATGAAAGACATTTCTTAGTAAATATTTCAAATATATGGCTTCAAGGATATATTGATAAGATAGTATTTAATGATGATGGAACAATAGATATATACGATTATAAAACATCATCTAAATTTTCTGCAAAAGATATTAAAGAAAAAGGACGCCAATTAATCTTATATGGCTATGCTATGGAACAGATGGGGTATAAAGTTAGGAATGTAGCTTGGGATATGGTTAAATATGTATGGACAAGTTATAAACAAAAGAATGGATTTAGTAAGCCAGTATTGACAGATAGAAAAGACATATGGAATAAATTGCAATTAAAGCTACTAACATTTGCAGAACAAGAAGGATATTCTAGGGATGAAGCATATCAATTATATCTTGATTTAGCTAGTGATGATAGAAAGGAATTGCCAGATAACTTAAAAGACTATTTTATTATAGAGTCTGGAGTAGTGGTATATCCATATAGTAAAGAAAATATACAAGATTTAATTAAATTTGTTGAAGATTCATTAGATATACTTAATAAAGAAATAGACTTTAAACCAAATAAAATAGATAAAGGAAATAGTTTCTATTGTTCATTTTTATGTGGACAAAAAAATAGATGTGAAAGTTATAAACAATATGTAGAAACATTGGAAAATAAGGATGTTCCAGAATTATTTAAGGAACAAAGTGGTATTAATAGTGGTGTTGAAGTTGACTTCAAGGAGTTTTTTAAATGATATTATTTGAAGATAAAAATAAACCTAAAACAATAAATATATATCCTTTAATAGAGAATGAAGTTTTTAATGAAATACATTTAGTTGGAGATAGTAATGGATATAACATCACGAGTATTCGTGGTTGTTCTCCTAAAATGATTACATATCCTAATAGTATTCCATATTATAAATTACTTTGTTCATTAAAGACAATAAAAAATGGAGATAAAATAAGAGATGATATAAAAGTATTCGATAAATTATTTACAGACAAAGAATATAATTATATTAAATCTTATGTGAATAGAGAAAATACAATAGAGAAGAATTATTATAAGGCATTTATAAAATTACTTTTAATGTCTAAGAAAGAATTTAAAGTTAATAAAAATGGTAAAATGATGTTTGAAAGAGATACTACTCAAAAGAATCCAGAGATAGTTGGGTTCTTCTTTGAACAATTATATAATAGTTTATTTAATAACAATGTAGAAATACATAATTATCAATCATTTGAAAGATGTTTGCTGGATATAGATGATATGCCTTATGAGAATAAATTATTTATATTTACTCCAAATTCATTTTTAAGGAAAGGTATTGATGATTTTAATTATGAATATATGTTATCATTATTAGATAAAATACAGAAAGGAAATGGATTTTTTATACTAATAGATGAATTAGTTTATGGAAGAAAAATAAATCTCTTTCTTGAAGTTACAGCAAGATTATGGAACAGAAAATCTCAGATTATAACAACTAATACTGGACAGACTATGGTGTTGACAAATTTATAATTATGTGATATAATGGATTAAAATAAAGAAAGGAAGTGGTGTTTATGAAACCAAAGAAAGTAATAATAAACGGAGAGTCTATAACTTGGAGAATTAATCCAGAGTATTTCTATAAGAATGACGAAATACGTGGTATAAACGAAGTGTCTGCTTCTATAAAAGTAAATAATAATCCATATAGAAGTATTAAAAATGCTAACTTTAGTACAAATTTTGGCGTTGTTGCAACTATTGTATTATTATATAATAAAGCCAATGGCAAAGATATAAGAATATCAACAACTGGGAAAATAGATGATTATTTGGATTGGTACTTTGATAGAATTGATATGTCGCACGTAAGATGGGTATATGATATGAGAAAGGAAAAGAACTTTACATTTGATGAAAAAACATTATTAAAACGTGCGGTTGGACAAATGAGAGAATTATATCCATATTCATTTATGTTTGATTTTAATAATATAGATAAAGAGTCAATCGAAGAATATGACGAAGATGATGACAATAGATATGAAATATGGTATCATTATATTGAAATGTTATCTAAAAAATTTATATTAAGTATGGTTGATGAATTAGATATATTGGTGAAACAAGGGAAATTAAATGAATTTAATCCATTAAATGATATGAATAAAGTGATAGCTATTCAAGATATGTCTGAAAAAGAAGAAGAAAGTTTATCTAATATAGATGAAGAAAAAGACGAAGTTGCAAGTGAAAT